TACGATTGTAAGAAGCCAATGCAACGCCAGATGCATCAGAAGGATTAACTTCAAATCCTGCCGCACCAGCATTAGATACAACTAATTTATTTACGGGAGAACTTGTCCCAATACCCAGCCCCGTGCTGGTCAGGCGCATTTGTTCGGAGTTGCCAATCAAAAAGCCCAACGGCGTACTGGTAATAGAACCAAAACTGACAAGCGCAGAAGTGTTCAGCCAATATGCCTGCACTGAACTATCTGAATTTTGAATTTGAACAACGCCGCCATTTGAAGCGTTTGTTCCTTGAACCAAAAGAGTTCTGTATCCCGAATATGACTGTGTTCCACCAATGCCTAAATTCGTCCCATCAAACACCAGCGCAGACCCAGTGGTCAGAGCACTTGACGAGCTTGCGTAGACAACACCACCAGAAGTGAATGACGTTAGTCCAGTACCGCCGTAAGTTGTGCCGAGTGCATTTGTCAGGTTCAGCGTGTTCGCGGTGAGCGTCGTGCCGTTAAACAATAAGTTTGCAGAGTCAGTCTCAAGTCCACCCGTGGTGCTGTACACCACGCGACCCGAGGTTAGGCCGGTGTTGGTGATTGAACTGAATACGCCGGGGCCACCGGATGCGCCGATCCGCACAAAGTCCGAACCGTTCCAAGCAACCTGAGCCTTCTCACTCACACCTAGTGTGACACCCGTCGTGGGTCCAGCGCCAACAATCTTGACCGTGTACGTCGCTGACGTATTGATGATCGTGTAGATCTTGCTCGCTGCCGGTGCCGTGATGGTGATGTTGGCCGACGCTGGAGACGCGATAATGATGGCGTACTGCGACGAAGTTGACCCGAGGCTTGAGCCTGTGGTCTTGGTCAGCGTCGTGTCGGTCGTGACCGTCTGCGCTCCGGCAATGGCCGCATCCAGATAGTTTGAAATGTAGTTGTTGACCGTATCGCCCCAAGTACCTGACAGTTCTCCAGTAACCGGGAGAGCAAGCCCTAGGAAGGTGGTATACGAAGTAGCCATTTCAAATCCTTAGATGTCGGTCCAGTTCGGCGTTTGGCCCGTGGAGATTGTAGACCAGTTTGGGGTTTCAGTATTGCTGATTGCTGCCCAGTTTGGTGTTTGCGTGGTTGTTACGGATGTCCAGTTTGGCGTCTCAGTATTGCTAATGGCCGACCATGCTGGAGTTTGTGAGTCATCAATCAAGTTCCAAAGGAACACGGCAATAACAGAATCAGAAATCCCAGCAGCTTCGGCAATAACCGCAGCAAGCGTCCGAGTGGCTGATAATGTATCTGCGCTATTTGCTGCTTCGGAAAGACTGGTTGCAAAAGTTTGTTTAGCCGATACCGCGTCAAGTCCGCTGGCAGCTTCACTAACAAGGGAATAAAAAACGGCACTGGAAGACGGAGAGTCTGCAACACCCGCTGTTTCTGAAACAGCGCCAAAGAAAACAAAACTTGAAGATAGCGAGTCAACACCACTTGCAGCTTCTGCAATGGCAACAGGAATTGTCTGGGCAGCAGACTGAACATCGACCCCACTTGCGGTTTCTGCAACGGCGCGGTCATAGACAGATCCTCCCCAAGCGGATACGCCCCACCCACCGGAACCCCACCCGCCTTCAGCCACGCTTCCATCCTTTAGGTAGCAGTCAAGCTAAATGTGTACGTCACATTAAGCGTATCTCCAGAAGCAACCGTACGGTCGCCCGGAGAGGAGAAGTCCGCCGCAGAGAACAACGTGCCCGTTGTACCCGACTTTGCACTACCACTTGTCAAAAACGCACCGCCAACCGTAGCAGTAGCGTTGATGCTGAACTGAGCAGGGGAAGCCGAGTTGGTTGCTACTGATGGGTTAGCCGTCGTAGCCGTAGCAAAAGTACAAGCTACACGAGTAGCATTGCTATATGGAACCGCTTCGGTCCAGCCCGCGTGACTAGCCATCGTGTCCCCAGCCGCAGGAGTGTTTGATGCGGCTGCACCATACAACCCAATATACCAAGTCGTGATTTGGGTCACGCTAGTCAGCGCCGATCCAGCCATATAAGCAAGACCCGCGTTGACAACCAAGTTGTCTGTCTCATCTACCCACTTTAGTTTCCCATCTGGGCCGAAGCACTCAAAACGGAAAACGCCTTTGGCTACTGCTGTTTGATCCATGATTAAGCGATCCTGATAATTGCTGAAGTATTAGTGACAGGGGGGAATTGCACAGTGAATGTGTTTGCTGAAGTTTTATCTGCACCAAAATCCAGCACACAGACGGCAGGATTTGTAGTCCCATTCGCCAAATAGATCAACGCCCCCCGCGCAGTAACCGCAGTAGTCCAGACGGCGTTATTAAATGACCAGTACGCAGTCGTGCCTGTATTACCAACAGTAGGTACTTGGCTGATAATAAGTGTCTGACCGCCAGCGGTATATCCCGAAGCAACAACTTCTCCGGTGGAAGTGTACGCAGTAGTGTCGGCATTTAGTGTAGCGGCGTTGGTGTACAACGCAATCTTGAAGACCTGCGTCGTTCCCGTGTTGAAGTTAAACGTCCCGCTAGGAAGTCCGGTCTTAAACGTATTGGTAGTGAAGTTACCTTGAAACGCCATCAGGTAACCCTTTGGCGATATTGCCCATTTCTATAGGCATCGGAGCGCTCAAGGCCATCACCCAACCGCTTAGCAAGAGCAAGTGCTTCTTTGTACTTACCGTCGTACAAAGCCATCATGTCCTGCTCACCTTTCAAAAACGTGTAGGCTTCGACAAGCGTGGCGTATAACAAAACCGTATCAAAGTTATCGCCTAGCCAAGTATTAACCGCAGTAACAATCGAAGCTGGATAATAAAAGTAGTGCAACTCTACGTTATATACCGCGTCTGGCGTTGGGCCAAGGATAAACGTCAACTCAGCTTCGTTAGTCGATTGCGGACCAAACAGCGCGTAATACTTTGGCGTGGATGTATCGGTTGGTTGGGGGTACGCTTCGCGGATGAAGTTAACATCTTTGTTCAGCAGGTACGAATACTCTCCACCAGTTGGGTACACCGCCATCGAATACACGGACAAGAAATCACCGGGGCACGCAAGGTACTTATTCCCCGTTGCCGTCACCCCCGTCACGTTTTTACGTAACGATGGGAACTGTATTGTGTTGTAGATGCGTTGTTCCGCCTGCTGTATGAACGTATTCATATCAGTTGTCTGGAACGTGTTCTCCGTATAGTCAGAGACCGCAACTACAAGCTGAGCATAGTTCACGCCATCGGTCCCCGAGCCATCAGACCCTTGGTAGCGGCACCAGTTCCACGAACTTTGATGCCCGTTGTCTTGACTTCAGCATATGGCTTGGATCTAAACTCTCCGACGCTCATGGCCAAGTCATCTGGCTTAATCCTCTTGCTTGCGCCGTAACCGTTGTTGCCCAGATCGACGCCAGCTTTGCCCGTCATGTCGTGAGGTTCCGCGTAAACGGAAGCTGGACCGACTTCTTTGCCGTCTTGTTTCATGCTGAACTTAGCCATTATTTGCTACCTTGGTTCATTGCACGGGACATGTTCTTACCGTACTTCATGCGGTCGTCCGTAGTTGGACCCCCGGCTTTCATGCCTTTGGCCCCCTTGTGCATGCGGGACTCATGCCCCTTAACTTCTTTTTTGGCTTCGACATCTGCGATAGCCTTGACCGTTTTCCTATCCATGATGACTCCTATGTCGTCACAACCGTTACTGTACCCAATTGCACCTGTAAAACCAAGTTGTTAGGCGTAAGGGCGGCGTCAAAAAAACTTGCCCCACCAACCGGGTTCCATCCCCACTGAAAAATCCTGCTACCGCCACCCGCATAACCATCTGCTAAAAGACCAGACACCTGATAAGTATTGTCTTTACGCGGGTCACGCACCCCTTGCGGATCATCCACAGGATACATGCCAAGCTGCAACTGCGGCTGGTCTGGGTCCCAACAACTGGGGCAAACCAAAAGGTTGTAGACCTTGGTCTTGATTACTTCCTTCTTGAGTAAGCTCAGCTTGTACCCAAACCCGCACCTGTCGCATACGGCAATTGAATTCTTGCCGGACGAAAACCTGTTACCCATTTACGGACCATACCCAATAAACATCTGGCGTGGTACCAAGCGCAAGGACGCTTTCTCATGGTCTTCCTGCGCCGCCAATTCCCAAGTCTCGTCGTATTGCATTTTCAGTACGTCAAGACGCTGCATCCCATCCGGCACTTTCAGCGCGACGTAGTACGCCAATCCTGCTGCCATGCACGGAATAAAACGAAACGGCACATCCATGACGTTAACACCACCACCCGCATCTTGGGTGCGACGCATGCGCCAATAAACAAACTGATACGTAGTCGTGTTGTCTGGCGTGGGCCAGACAGTAATAGCCGGGGTCTGTTGCCAGTAAACTGTTGCGCCAGCCGTATGTGCTGCCGCTGTTGTGTCTTGTTGCGCACGGAAACAGTTATACAGCGTGTTGCCCGTGATATATCCGTAATTGATGATCTCGGAGTCGATCTTCACAAACCCAGCAGCAGGCAGGTTTGCCGCTGAATTTACAGTAATCGTAGTATCTGTGCTAGTTATTGTTGTGCTCAGCGTGGCTGAGACTGGCGTTGTCTGTCCGTTATAGCGCTGCACCCAGACCTGAATTGGCCTGCTTTGCGACAGTTTGTTTGGCAATGTAGCGTATGTAGATACGCTGATGCGGGTGATCGTCAGGTCAGACTGGTTAGATGTGCTGTTTGCATTCGTGCGGATCACGTGCTCTAGCAAATCAACGGTGTCATTGGGCAGCGGGTAGGTGTTCTGCCCCTGCACCAGATTTATCGTGCCCTGCTCAATAGTCCACAGATTGATTCCCCGATTTGCCCAGTCAGCAAACATGAGGTTGAGCGACCGCCTAGCGGTGCGCAGATCATAACCCGTGCGTAACTCCGAGCCAGCGCGCTCAAAAGCCTCTTCGACCAGTTCACTCAGGTCAAGGTTAAACGTAGTTTGGCCGGAGGTATTTGCCATGCTAGTTTAAACTAAGGAAGTTTTGGGGCCGCTGACCAATCGGTGTGTATCCTTGAGGATACTGATTCTGCGAACCAACAGATAAAAGCCCGGGCAGTCCGGGTTGTTGTGGCGTACCGCCCACAGATATGCTTTGATGTTGCTGCGGTTGTTGCGGTTGTTGCGGACCAAACGGGTTTTGAAACTGCGGAGCCATTGTTGGCATACCCGCCATGTTGTTTGTGCTAGTCAAACCGCCGTCAGCAAACTGTGGACCGTATGGGTTTTGAAATTGCGGAATGACTCCAGAAGAGCCGCCCGGGCGTACTGACTGGAATTCCCTCGGGTCTTGCATTGGCTGCTGACCACTTGGTTGATACATCGCGTTGCCATTAGGCAACTGCTGCGGCACGTATGTTGTACCGTTTGAACTAAATGTCAGATATTGCGAACCCGCAGGATTTTCCCCCGCACGTAAAGCTGTGTTAGGTCCACCCTGCATTTGGCCATACGTTCTACCTTGTTGGCTCAGATTAAGCGGTGCCGACGCCTGCTGATTAAACTGTGTGCGCGGCTGAAACGCCAACCCCGGTGTCATGAATGGTTTTGTATTCGGCAACGCAGGGGTATAGGTGTTAGGGGGTAACGTCCCGCCAGTTGTGCCGCCAGTTGTGCCGCCAGTTGTCCCGCCAGTTGTCCCGCCAGTTGTTGTGGGGTTTGATAGTGTTAGCCGCGTGCCACCAGTTGTGCCGCCAGTTGTAGCTGTAGCAGAGGGTCCGTACGGATTAACAAATGTTGTGCCGCCAGTTGTGCTTGTGTTGGTTGCAGCAGGAGGCAATGCACCAGCGGTGTTTGCACCGGAGAGCGTGTTGTTGATTTGATTTTGAATGGCCTGAGCCTGCGCGGCGGAGGCAGCGGCTTTTTGTTCGGGTGTCAGATCGGAAGTTGTCTGCGCAATGGCCGCGCTGTTTGGTGCCACATACCCGGTAATTTTAAATTGTTGGTTTGGAAAAATTCGCTGAAGGTTCGCCGCAAGAGCCGCCGCGTCCATTCCAGACGGGTCAATCCCCTGACTCCGTAAAGCATTTTGGGCTATCTCAGCGCCTACGGTATTGTAATAACCAGTAGTAGGTGCAACAGACGAAACAGGCGTAACAGGTTCTGTTACTTCAGGATCAAGTATAAGCCGTGCCATTACTTTCTCACCGTTTTTGCAAAATCAACAGATTTTTGTTTGGTCGATTTGCCAGCAATCATCTGAATCTCGCGGTTTTCTTTGCAATCGTTTTGGGCTGCGCTACAAACTGCTTGCCTGCCGCTTTCCCCGCACGTTTTGCTTTGGTTGTTGCAGCATACTCCGCAGCGCTAAGACTCTCAATAGCTTTCTCGGGCAGATACCGCTCACCAGTTTTACTGGACGGTTTGCCGCTCTTGGTGCGCCACTTCTGGTCGCCCCAATCTTTGAGAGACTGCTGCGGAGGCTTCACTCTTTTGCGCACTCTTTGTCATACAACTCAACGTCGATCTCTTCGTCGGTCATTGCATCGCAAGTGCATTGTCCAGCTTCTTCAAGCAAACAATCTTTGGTATGTTCAGTCACGGTAAGAACCTCCCGCTGCCTTGTACTTCTTAGCAACAAGCTGGGCTTTGCGCGCTGACCATTTTCCAGCGCCGGTACCCTGCGTTGCTGCCGCCTTTACCTGAGACACAATCCGTTTACGCAGACTCGGCTTCGTGTAATTACCAGCGGCGTTTACTTTACCGCCTTTGGCATACTCGTCAAAGTCCGTGTCGTCGCGGCGCGCCTTGCGCTTTGCACCCGGCATCTTCTTGGGGTTGATGTCCCCCATACCGCGACTGGCTCTCATTTTAGCAACTTCCGCCACCGCGCATACTGACCATCATGCCTTTGGTCTTGCCGCGTTGAGCACAACCGTCAGCACGTGAAGAAGCAGAACCACCGCCCGCCATCTTCTTTGGCTTCTTGATTGGTTTTGTTGGGCCTTCGTAGTCGATAGGGGGGTTACCCATATCAGCAGTGTAAATATCTGTTTGCCCGGGTTTCTTTGCGTAATCTTCCATGATTAACAAGCTCCGCCTTTTTTAAGTAACTTGCCCTTGGTCATGCCTTTCTTGGCAACACCATCCGCACGCGAAGAAGCAGATCCGCCCTTCTTCATTCCCATCATCTCAGCTTTCTCATGCTTGACCATAGCGGCAGGAGCGCCCTTCTTCTTCATGAAGGCCACTTCTTTACCAACCATCTTCTTTGACTCAGCCATGTCACCACCTTTTGAAAATTTGCGACCCTTGTCTGCCGCTGAAAAGTCCTTGCCCACGGACTGAGGGACGCCAACTTTCTTGGCAAAAGAAGGCGAATGGGCAATCGCCTCCATAAAATTGTGTTGTTTTTTGCTACTGCTTGGCATCGCTGTCAACATCCAACGGGGGCTTTTTAAACCAACCACGAACCGTATCGGTCTCCCAGATTCGGATTGACAACCAGATGATAGTAACTAAAGAAGCAAAAGCCGGAAGCATGTCGGCTAGCGCACCGACCACAGTAAATATTGACAGCCCGTCCATGAAGGACTTGGCGGCATCTATGTCGTGGTGTTCCATCTCAGCACTTCCACGCCCGCAGGCTTTTGTTAATCCGGGAGTCTGGGTCGTTGGCTGTTTTTGCTGAGGTAAGTTTCGACTTCATGCCGCTCATTCTGGCACAGAAGCTCTTCTTTCTCCCGGCGTCTGCGGTCGTTTTTGGTTTCGGCGCGGGGGGCTTTAAGTTCATCCCTTGTGATTTCGCGGACGCGCGTCCCTTTGCGTTCAGGCCCCCCTTGGGGTCCTTCCCTTCTGCTCTTTGCCATGCAGGTGATTTAGCCATTTTGATTGGGCCACGTAATATTAAACGGATCAGCCTGAGTTGGAATATCGCGTAATGCCTGACGGTACACCGCCCATGCTGTTTTGTCAACCGGAGCGTCCGCTAATTGGGTCCAGTCGGTGTCTTTGAGCATCTGATTGCGCTGGGTACGGATAACTTGCCACTGTGTTACTACGCGCTGGTCAAGTTCCTCTTGGGTAAGTGGCTCAACGTCAACCAAGCAGCACATCCCGTCATACAGGTGAGGTGCCGCAGACACTAACTTCTCTGTTGCGTGGTCGTAGGGTTTCCACACCGTGATGACATAATAGCCCTCGGACTTGATCCAATCCACAGACGGCCCACGCTCACCGAAAGAGGTGTTAGGAAAAAACTCAGTGTGGTCTTTGATGATGAGGTCTTGGTTAGCGATTTGCATGGTTACCTCGTTGGGAATGCTGCGGTTGGCGACGCGGTGATTGTACGGCCAACGCCTTTGGTAATTCGGAAGTCTTGGATGTAGCCGTTAAACCAAAAATTATTAAAGCCAGCCGAAGACCCGCCTCCTATACTTACCTCGGAAGTAAGAGAATAGTTTCTAGTATCAGAGCCTGAACCCACGTTTGTTCCATTTCTGTATATAGTAGTTGTTGAACCGCTTTTAACAATTGCAATGTAGTACCAAACACCAGTTGTAACTGTTGTTCCTGTTTCTGCCGCAACTAAAGTCCCAGCAGGGGCTTGGTAATAAAAGTTTATTTTGCCATCGCCATTGCCAGTTTGAATAAGCCATCCCCCGGAAACCGCAGGGACATATCCCTGAGATGATATTGTTTGATAACCTGTAAGACTATTATAATATTGCCAAAACTCAATTGTAAAATTTCCAGAACCAAATGTTACAGTTGAATTTGCGGGCATCGTTAAATAATCACCCGACCCATCAAAAAGAATACTGCTCGGAGGAAACTGAGCCTGAGCGATACTAACCTGTGCATTCCCCGCCGTAGTCACATCGTTCTGCGCGGCGGCGTCGTAGATTCCTGCGTTGGTCATGTTAAGCAGGAGACTGGTATTAGCGGCTGCAAAACTTGTATTGACGTTAAGGGTACTTGAGTAACTTGCCGCGCTGGTTGATCCTGCTGTCGTTAACGGTGCGAGCGTGGGTGGGGTGAAGTTGCCGGTGTAGACTGCTGTTCCAACAGCATATCTCCAATTGCTGATATAACCAAATAAATATTCTAATGTTCCGTTTA